GAAAGCGATCACACCCGAGGAATTGCGTAAGCTGATATGATCAAACGCACCGCCCTGTCCCTGCCCCGCTACGTGCGGCGCAAGCCTTCCAAAAAAGGATGGTCCTACCACTTCGACTTGCCGACGTGGGCGCGCAGCCGCGGCGATTGCCCGGTGAAGAACGAGGCGCTCGGCCACGACTATCATCACGCGGTCGAGCGCGCCCAAACCATGTTGCTACCCGCCTTCGATGACTGGGTTTCCGGTGGCGCTGTCGATAGCGACGCCGTCCAGGTCGGGACGATCAACTGGCTGTTCAACGAATACCGGGATGACCGGCGCTACAAGAAGCTGAGTGCCAAGCAGAAGCGCAATCACGAGCGCGGCTTCTCGATGGTCGGCATGTACGTGCTGAAAAACGGACGCCGTCTCGGCACGATGCACTTGTCCGCGGTCACCACCGCCGTCGTCGATGCCCTCTATGATGCGTTGCTCACCGTCACTGAGATCGACAAGGACGGCAACACGGTCGAGCGAGCGCGCCGCACCACCGTCAATCACACGATGAAATCATGCCGCCGCGCATGGAATGTCGTTTTCCGCCGTCACCCGGACAGGGTGCCGCACGTCAATCCGTTTGCCAGCATGGGCTTGGAAACCTCCAGTCACGAAACGCCGACCGCGACGTATGAGGAACTGCAAGACTTCCGTACGAAGGCGAAGGAGATGGGCCTTCCGTCGCTGGCAACCGCCGCGCTCATCGGCTGGGAATGGCTCCAGCGCGCGGCCGATATCTTCGGCACCTTCAATGTCGCCCACTACCGGCCGAAGGACAAACCGAACGCGGTTCGGGTGCTACACGAAAAGACCGGCGAAGAAAATTGGATACCGCTGTTCGACCCGGAAACCGAAGCCCCGCTCTATCCCGAACTGATGGCCGAACTCGATGCGATCAAGCGGCAGCGGATCGGCGGACTCATGATTCGCCGAGACTGGGGCGACAAGGGACCGTGGCCCACATGGCCGCAGCCGGACGTGATCGACCTCACGCACCTGTCGCGCAAGGTCAAGGAAGTCATCCGCGCGGCGGGCCTGCGCGACGAACTGACCTTCACATCGTTCCGGCATGGCGGCTTCACCGAGGCTGGTGATGCCGAATTGACCGATCGCGAGATCATGGCGCAGGGCCGCCACAAGTCGCCGAAGGTGCTCCCTAAGTACGTCAAGCGGACCATGCGGCAGGTCGCCGAAGGCGCACGCAAGCGGCGCAACAGCCGGTCGCCAAAACCTTCAAGCGAGTGAACGAAAGTCGCACAGAACAACAGCCTTGTCGGAAAATCTTGTCGGAAAATTTTGGAGGGTTGCGAAAAATGGTCTGTAAGTCACTGAAAGCACTGGAGCGGGTGAAGGGAATCGAACCCTCGTCATCAGCTTGGAAGTTTGCCACGGCTGTTGCGCAGAAGAATGCAGGAGCAAGCAAGAGCTTGACATTTGTGCTACGTCAACAATCTATTGCGGCAAGAGGGTGCACGAGATTGCACCCGCGCTGTCCCCCAGTTGTACCCAAGCAGAGACCCCATGAAGCTCACCGAGAAGACCGTCGCCGGCCTGAAGCTGCCGCCCGGCGTCGACGAGCGGCTGTTCAGCGACGACGATCTCACCGGACTGAGCCTGCGCCTGCGCCGCGGTGCCAACGGCGTCGCCCGGAGTTGGGTCTACCGCTACGCGATTGCCGGCGCGTCGCGCAAGGTCACGTTCGATTTTGCCGGGCACAACCTCACGGCTGCGCGCAAGCGTGCTGGTGACTTGCAAGCGCGGCTTCGGCTCGGGCACGACCCGGCCCAGCAGCGGGCGCGCACGCGCGCCGATGCCGAGCAGACCGTCGTCGCCACCTTGCAGACCTACCTGCCGCAGAAGCGGCTCACCCTGCGGCCGCGCAGCTATACCGAGGTCGAGCGCCACCTGCTCACCTACTGGAAGCCGCTGCACCGCCTGCCGCTGCGGACGGTCACCGCCCGCGACGTGAACGCGCGCTACCTGGCCGTCGCCAAGGACAGCGGGCGCACCACCGCCACCAACTCGTGGCGCTCGCTGTCGGCATTCTTCGGCTGGTGCTTGCGGCAGGGGCTGGTCGAGCGGAATCCGACGCTCGGCGTCGAGCGCTTCCCCGACCGCAAGCGCGACCGCGTGCTCAGCGCGGCCGAGATCAAGATGGTGTGGGACGCCACGGCCGGCGCCGACGACTACTCCGCCGTCGTGCGGCTGCTGCTGCTGACCGGCTGCCGCGCCAGCGAGATCGCCGCGCTGACGTGGGATGAAATCTATAGCGATCGCATCATGCTGCCGCCCGAGCGGACCAAGAACAAGCGGCAGCACGTGATCCCGCTCACCATCACCATGCGCGCCATCCTCAACGGCCGCGAGCGCCGCCCCGGCAAGAAGCACGTATTCGGCCGGCACCACGACCGCCCGTTCACCGGCTGGGGCGAGAGCAAGGCGGCGCTCGACGCGCGCATCAAGGCGGCGGGTGTCACCATGAAGCCGTGGACTAATCACGACGCGCGCCGGTCATTTGCAACCGGCCTGGGCGAGCTTGGGGTCGAGCCGCACGTGATCGAGGCCGCGATCAACCACGCCAGCGGATTTCGGCACGGCGTCGCCGGCAACTACAATCACGCGAAGCTCGAACGACAGGTGCGGCAGGCGTTCAACCTGTGGGACGCGCACGTTCGTGAGGTCGTCGAGGGTCGCGTCGCGGGCGACCGCGTCGTGCCCTTGCGCGTTTGAAATTTAAGCGGGCCGCCCGGACGCTGAGAACGTCGCGGGCGGTCCTGACCGAAACGCCATCGAGTGGTTCGATCCAATGGCGAAGGCTGCGCCGGAATCTGCACTAACTTTTGTCGCGTTGAAAGTCGTCCTGGCCGAACTCGAAGCACGGCCGCTCGAATCGCCCGAGAGCGCGCGCCGGCTGGTCGCCCAGGTCTGCGACGCCGACCGCGACCGGAATTACTGGACCTGCCGCGAGCCGGCCGACCCGCCGGCGACGTTCTGGCGCAACCCGGCGCAGCTCACCTTTTCCGGTTCTGACGTGACCAATCCGGCGGCGTCGCTGGCCGAGGGGGATTTGGACTCCCTTCCGGGGATCGGTCCGGCCTTCATGTTCGGTTTTGTCGCGGTCACCTTGCGCGGCGTATCGGTGGCGTGGGAGGCCATCGCGGCGCTGCGGCCTGAGATCGGCCCGCCGCCTGAGACGGCTGTGTTGCCAGCCGCGACGCCGGTCGCCCCCGCAATCGTCGATGCTTCTACGGCGGCGGACTTCGTCTCCGAAGACACGCTCTCTTCACCCGCGAGAAAAAGGCGAAACCGACATCAAATACGCCGAGCGGCTGCTGCGCGATTTTGCGCCTAAGCGGTGGGAAGTGCGCACGATCACCAACGAGTTTGCACGGCTCAGGCAGGCCAAACCGAAGTTCAAATTCTAAGTCTTTGATCTCTTTGTGCACAAATGTGCACTTGGTTTGTGCATCGTGTGCGCCCACGCTTGCACAATGAGCATTAATACTGTCCGTACCGACTTGCCGCCCTCGCCCGATTCCATCGAGTACGTGGCGTGGTGGTACGAAATCCTTCGTATCTCCGAGGCCGCCAAGGCGCGCAAGGTGCACGTCGCCACGATCACGCGCGATGGCAAACGTAAAGGACAGCTTATCCAACTATCCGAGCGTGCCTTGGGCATGCGGCGAGGCCATGCCCTTATGCTCGAACCGCCGCCGGGGTACGGCGCCGGGATAAGTCCGCGGCGGCGCCGCGGAGCGTCGCCAGCCTAGAGCAAGCCGAACAACCTGAAAGCTTTGTGACCGCCGGCCGTGATCGCTGCCGACGACCGGCGGGATTGTGTCTGAAATTGGCGGCGGAAACCGACCGGGGCGCACCGGCGCGTCGAAAGCAAAGGCGCGTCCCGGCCTCAACAACAGGAGCCGTGTCATGCACGGTCTTGTTCCAAACGTCAAGCTGATGATGCCGCCGACTTGGCGGCAATTCCCGCTCCACACGCTCTGGGCGCTTCGTTTGAAGCTCCTGGGCGCGGGCGAGCACCGGCGGGCCGAACTCGTGCAGCGGCGCATTCAAAAGCTGCAAGCACGCGAAGCCCGGCGCTCCACGACCCAACCGAATCGACGCGCTGAAGCGTCCGATCCCGCCGGGATCGAGCATCGGTTGGCGACCGAAGCCGAGCGATGGCAGGCGAAGGGCACCGCGCGTCGCCAACGAGGCGCACATCATGCGGTGATGACCATCAAAACCTAACCAGCACGCCTTCACTCGGGTCGCCGGTGTCCGCCGGCGACCCTTTTTCACCCCCAACGCCTGACGAACGCAAGACCCGACATGAGCCCAACGACCATCAAGATACGAGCGTCAACCGGACGAGGTCTACGAGACCCCGGCCTGGGTGGTCGCGGCTTTGCTCGTCAACCTCCCGGTTATGCCGCGCTTGGCGTGGGACCCGTGCGACCGCGCGTCCGGTCGGCTGGTGGCCGCGTTGCGCGCTCAAGGCGATCGGCGGCGTCGTCATTCCCGTTTGATCCAAGTTGGCGCCGCGGGCGCGAGCCCGGCGGCGCCGCTTTATCCGGCGAGCGCGAGCGCGCTCACCCGACAAGGCGGCAACCGATCGGAACATGCCAATGAATCCCGCGCTCGAACTCGCGCGCAAGCTCGTCGATCGCTTGCTGCAATTCGAGCTGATCGAAGATCACGGCGAGCGCGCACCCGATGGCGCGACCATCTGGCACCCGACGGAGAGCGGCCGCGAGCTTCAAATCGAAGCGCAGATCGCCGATCGCGCGGGGCTGGTGAATCTCTGCGACGAGCACGTCCACCATCTCATCTGGCGCGGGTTGGTCGAATTGGACCGGCACTATCGTTGGAAGCCGACCGAGCTCGCCGAGGTGCTGCTCAAGCTTCCGTGTGCACTGCCGCCGCCCGTCCGTACCGCATCCGACACGCTGCATTGAAAAAGAAACCCCATGCGCGTCTTTCAACATCTTCGCGTCTACGTGGCCTCGTCCTGGCGCAACCCGCTCTATTCGAGCGTGATCGACGCGTTGCGCGCCGCCGGCCACGCTGTTTTCGATTGGCGCGAATCCGGATTCCACTTTCCCAACTGCACGACCCGCCTCGATTACGTTCAAGCGCTCGGTCACACCTATTTCCGAACCGGATACGGCGATCGCGAGCGGCCGTACCTGCTCAAGATCAAGGAGTGGGTGAAGCTCGGTCCTGATCGTGCGGACTCGGTGACACTGCCGGCACCAGACACCCCCGTACTGTCGGGGCGGGGCGCACCGGCCGACGCGAAAATCGTCGCGCCGCCGACGGCGAGCGAGATCATTCAGGACAAAATCCCATTCTGAGTGACGGATTGTTGCTCGATGCTGCCCCAGGGGGGCGGGGCGGCATCGGGAAACGATCTTCAAAGGACCTGCCATGATTATCTTCGACGCCATCGAGACATACTCAGACTGCGATCTCAGTGCGCATGGCGCGTATCGCTATGCGACCGATCCAAGCACTGATGTGTTCTTCGTCTGCTTCGCGATCGACGACGGCCCGGTGCAAACATGGCGGCCGGGCAATCAAGTGCCTTCGGTGTTCGTCGAACCGCTCGCAGACAAGTACGTCTGGGATAACTGGTCGTTCGAGCGCTACATTCACGAATTTATCCTGACGTTGCGCTACGGGTTTGCGCCGATCCCGCTCGAACGTACCGACTGTGCGGAACGATTGGCGCTGGCGAACGCTTACCCCGCCAAGCTCGGTCTGCGCTGTGAGGCGCTCGACCTGCCCTACCGCAAAGACCTGGAAGCGCACAAGGCGATGCTGCGCCTGTCACAGCCGCGCAAGCACAAGTACAAGACCGCGGAGGCACGCGAGCGCGACCTCGCTCTCCTGTACGAGCGCTGCAAGACGGATGTCGAGAGCACGCGCGCAGCCTACAACGACCCGCGATTGCAGCCGCTGTCGCCGAAAGAGCGCTCGATCCTGTTGCTCGACGCGAGGATCAACCGCCGCGGCGTCCGCCTCAATGTGCCGTTCGTCGAAGCTGCCCACGCGCTCGCGATCAAGGAACCCAATGCCGTCAACATCCGGCTCAGCGAGCTGTCGAGCGGCGTGATCAAGAGCGTCTATCAGCGCGACAAGATCATCGCAGCGGTCAACGCGTGCGGCCACAACATGACAAAGCTCACCAAGCGCGCGGTCGCGGCGACGCTGGCGCACAAGCCCGAAGACCACGTGCGCAAGTTGTTGGTGCTACGTCAACGCGGCGCGTTCAATAGCGCACAGAAGTTCAAGAACATGCTGGCGCACGCAGACCCTAACGAGCAGCGCATTCGCGATGTGCTGCAATTCTGTGGCGCCCATACCGGTCGCTGGTCGAGCATTGGTGTGCAGGTTCACAACATGGGTCGCAACGACAATGAATTGCCGGTAAGCCTGGTCGACGCCGTGATCAGAGGCGACCGTGCGGAGATCGCGCGCTTTGGCAATCCGCTCAACCTGCTTACCGCACTGACGCGCGCCTCGATCTGCGCCGCCGATGGCCACACGCTTTGCTCGGGCGATTTTGCCGCCATCGAATCGCGCGTACTCGCCATGCTCGCGGGCGAAATGTGGAAGGTCGCCGCGTTCCGCGAATACGACGCTAGCGGCGACGAACGCCTGCACCCCTATCGCCAGATTGCCGCCCGGATGCTGCACAAGGACGTGCTCGCCATCATCAAAGTTGAACGTCAGATGGGCAAGAACGCCGAACTCGCCTGCGGCTACGGCGGAGCAGTCGGAGCTTGGCGACGCATCATTGAAGACTCCCGCACCGACGCCGAGATACAAGCCAACATCCGGCAATGGCGCGATGCACACCCGCAAACGCAAATCTTCTGGCACCGGTTGATGCGCGCCAGCTGCACCGCCATCCGCAACCGCAGCGCGGCGATCAGGGTCAACCCGCCGCCGCAGCCGTCGATCGTCGCGAGCTTCGACGGCTACACGCTCGCGCTCGAATTGCCGAGCGGTCGGGCCATCCCCTATCCCGGCGCGCGACTGGTGCCGAACAACAAGTTCGAGGACGGCGATCCGGACATCGAGTACCTCGACAACTCCAAGGGTCTCTGGCGCTACAAGCGCGCTTGGTTCGGTGTTCTGGTCGAGAACGTGGTGTCCGGAACCGCCCGCGACCTGCTCGCCGCCGCACTCCTGCGCGTCGATGCCCGCGGCTGGCCGATCGTGCATCATTGCCACGACGAGATCACGATCGAAGTGCCGGACAACACCGTCAACAAGCAGGACGTGCTCGCGGTGATGTTGGAGCCGCCCGCATGGGCCGTGGGCTGGCCGCTCGGCGGCAAGGTGCATAGTGGGCGAATCTACTTCGAAGGGCCGGCGACGGCCGAACCGCCGGCCAAAACCGTCGAATCCGTCGAGTCCGCACTCGACACGTTCGTCGCCGGCGCCCCCGAACTGCCGAACACGAAAGAGGTCGAACAAGGCGCGGCGGAGATGTTTCTCGCCAATTTGGATCGCAACACCGCGCCATTGCCTGCGTTGGTTTCACTACCACTGGATTCCAGCAGCCGGGTGTCGTGCCCGTTCCACGACGATCCGAATCCGTCATGCAGCATCTATCCCGATCACTATCACTGCCACGCCTGCGGCGCGCATGGTGACCGGATCGATTGGCTCATGCGGGTCGAAGACATGACCCGTGCCGAAGCTTTGGACGCGCTCTACGCCTGGGACGCCCCGTCGACGCAGGAGCAGCAACAGAGCGAGGACGAAAAGCGCGACTTCTTCCGCGACATCTGGAACGCGACGCAACCGCTCGCTGGCACCATCGGCGAGCGTTATCTCGCCGAAACCCGCGGTATCGACGTGAGCAAACTGCCGCCCACGATCAAGAGTGTGCTGCGCTTTCACCCGAATTGTGTCTTCGGCGCTGGCGAGCGGCACCCTTGCATCGTCGCGCTGATGCAAGACCCGCTCACCGACGCAGTGACCGGAATTCATCGCATCGGCCTGCGCCAAGACAACGGCGCGGTACTCAAGATCGGCCGCCGGGCGCTTGGCCACATGGGCGTGGTGAAACTGTGGCCGGGGCAGCGACCAGCTCGTCGTCGGCGAAGGAATCGAGACCGTGCTCGCCGCCGCTACGCGGATTCCTTATCGCGGCGCGCCGCTGACGCCGGCCTGGTCGGCGGTGGCGCGCGGCGGGCTCGCGCGCCTGCCGGTGCTGCCGGCGATCGCAACGCTCATTCAACTTGTCGACCACGACGCCAACAACGCCGGACAGAACGCCGCCACGCGCGGCCGCCAAGCGTGGATCGTGGCCGGGCATAAGGTGGTGCCGCTGATCCCGAAACAAGCGGGCTGGGATTTCAACGATGTGGTGCTTGGGAGGAAAGCATGACGGTCGATTTCGCGGATCAATTCGAGGAACTAACGTCGCAGTCATCCAGCACGACGCTGCCGTCATCATGCGCGCTCGAAGACCTTGTATCCTACGCGCAAGGCCGTTCGTGCATCTATCTGCCGTGCAAATCGTCGTGGCCAAACGCCAGCGTCGACGATCGATTGCCGCGCATGCCAGTGCTCGACGCCAACGGCAATCCGGTGCTCAATAAAAAGGGCGGCGTGACGACGATCCCGGCGAGCATGTGGCTGGCGCAAAACCGCAGCGTCGAGGCGCTGACGTGGGACCCGGGCGAGCCGGAATTCATCCGCGGCCGCTTGGCGGTTGACGGCGGCTACGTCGAGAAATCGGGCGCGACAACGCTCAACTTCTACCGTCCGCCGCCTGCGATTGAGCGCGGTGATTCGACGCAAGCATCGCGTTGGGTCGAGCACTGGCGCATGCTCTATCCCGAGGACGCCGAACACATCATCGCGTGGTTGGCGTGTCGCGTGCAGCGACCGGGCGAGAAGATCAACCACGCGCTCGTGCTCGGCGGCGCGCCCAAGATCGGCAAGGATACGCTGCTCGAAGCAGTCGTACGTACAATCGGAGAGTGGAATTTTCAGAACATCAAGCTCAACCACCTCGGTCAACGCAACAACGGTTTCCTCAAATCGCTGATCGTTCGGCTCAACGAGGCGCGCGACGTTGGTGAACAGGGCACCGTCGACCGTTATCGGCTATTCGATCACATGAAGGACCTGCTCGCGGCCCCGCCCAACACGATCCGGGTCAACGAAAAGTACATCAACGAATATTTCATCTTGAATCGCTCCGGGATGGTCATCACCACCAATTACCGCGACGCGCTCTATCTGCCGCCCGACGACCGCCGGCACTACGTGGCGTTCTCCGAGCGCCGCGGCGAGGAGTTCCCGGCTGCATTCTGGAACGACTTTTGGGGCTGGTACGAGGCCGGCGGTTTTGCCCATGTCGCTGCGCTGCTCAACCAATATGACCTATCGAACTTTGACCCCAAGACTGAGCCGGTGAAGACGGACGCGTTCTGGTACATGGTCAACGCCGATCGCAGTGGTGAATTCAGTGAGATTGCCGATGCTATCGACCGTTTGAAAGATAAGGACGGCAAGCGGCCAGACGCGCTGACGATCACGCAATTGATCGTTGCAGCCCCCGAGCTCGAATGGTTGCGTGCCGTAAAAATGCGGCGGCTCATGCGGCGGCGGCTTGAGGACAACGGCTACGCCGTCGTCGTCAATCCTAACGCTAAGGCAAGCGACGGGATGTGGGTTATCGATGGCAGACGGCAGGCAATCTATGCCCGTGCTGCATTAGACCTGAAACAGCGGTTGACCGCAGCGGAGCAATTACAGGCCGGCGAGGCCACGAAGCCGTGAGCCGGTCGAATTGGTGTAATTGGTAAGGTTTTAAACTTTTACAGGATAGATAATCTGGCTTTTTTCACGCACAGAAGTTATAGACCCTACCAACATCACCAATTGGTTGGTGAAATTGGTGACCATTTTGGGTTCCCCCGCCGTCAGAACCACCAATATCACCAATCGCCTTCGTCATCGTTTTGCCTGCCCGTCAAACCACCAATATCACCAACGGGGATGTGTCCCTCTATGACGAAGCGCACGAAAAAACACGATCACTGGTACAAGCTCGCGCGGTGGCAACATTTACGGAGCCATCAACTGCGTATCGAGCCACTGTGCGCGTTCTGCCTTCAGCGAGGTGTCGTGACGCTAGCTACGATTGTCGATCACGTCGAGCCGCATCGCGGAGACGTCAATCGGTTCTGGCTCGGCAAGCTTCAATCGTTGTGCAAGTCTTGTCACGACAGTACGAAGCGGCTCGTTGAGCAGCGCGGCTATCTTCCCGACGTGGGTCCCGATGGCTGGCCGCTCGATCCGCGGCACCCGGTTTATAATCGCTGAAAGTCGGGGGTGGGGGGATATTGAAAATTTTCGCGCGAGCCCCGGCACGGAGCGCGGCGGCCCTGCGGCACAACCAAAGTGCGTTCGCCTCGGGTCCTCGTGTTAACATCCACGCGGAGGTTTCCAATGCCTCGTGGTCGTAATCGCTCCCCTGCCGCGCTCTCGGTCGTTTCTGTGGTCATGCCGGGTCAGGGTCGCCCGGAGCCGCCTGCGGAGCTGGACGCGCTTGAACAGCGGGCTTGGCGCGAGGTCATCGCCGCGTTGCCGGCGCATTGGGTCGACCCTGCCGGGCAGCTGATCCTCCGCCGCCTGGCTGCCCAGGCCGCGATCGCGGAGAGCCTTGAGGTTCGGATTCGCGATCTGCGTGCGCAGGGTCAGGAGGCCGGCAAGGAGGCCGGCGCGCTTGCTGCCCGGCATGGCATGGCGTCGAAATCCGTTGCCGATTTGCTCGCGCAGTTGCGGGCCGCGCCGAAGTCGCGCACTGTACCGCGTGCCGCGGGTCCGCGAGTCCTGCAGGCTCCCGAATGGCGTCCGTGGGAGATCAAGGGTGACCAGGCGCAAGCCGCAAAGCCCGAAGCGTGACGATCCGGTCACCGCCGCCGACGTCATCGCGTTTATCCAACAGGTCTGTCTTGTTCCCGAGGGTAAGCTCGTCGGCCAGCCGCTGGTGCTGCAGGACTGGCAGCAAGAACTAATTCGGCTGATCTACGACAATCCGCACGGCACCCGCCACGCCATCATCAGTGTTGGCCGCAAGAATGCGAAGACTTGCCTCGCCGCGTGCCTGCTGCTCAATCACCTCTGCGGTCCATCCGCAAAGAGTCGGCCTAATTCGCAGCTCTATTCCGCGGCGCAGTCCAGAGATCAGGCGGCCATCATCTTCAGCCTGGCCGCGAAGATGGTGCGCCTCAACCCGGCATTAGCGCGCATCGTGCACGTGATGGAGACCGCAAAGACGCTTGTCTGCAGCGAGCTCGGCACCCGTTATCGCGCGCTGTCGGCTGATGCTAGCACCGCGTACGGACTGAGCCCGTCGTTCATTGTGCACGACGAATTGGGCCAGTGCAGAGGGCCACGTTCATCGCTCTACGAGGCGTTGGAGACGGCGACCGCTGCGTCGGTCGATCCACTCTCCATCGTCATCAGCACGCAGGCCCCGACCGACGCCGACCTGCTCTCGGTGCTGATCGACGACGCGCTGGCCGAGCACGATCCGCGCACGGTGCTCAAGCTCTACACCGCGCCAGCCGAACTCGATCCGTTTGAGGAAGCGACGATTAAGCTTGCGAACCCGGCTTACGGCACCTTCCTCAATCCGCGCGAGGTCTTGGACATGGCCGCTGCGGCTCGGCGCATGCCGGCGCGGCAGGCCGAATATGAGAACTTGATCTTGAATCGGCGCGTCGAGGCGACCAACGCCTTCATCGCGCCCGCGATTTGGAAGGCGTGCGGCGAAGAGCCGGGACCGCTCGACGGCTTGACGCTCTACGGCGGCCTCGACTTGTCCGAGGTGGCGGACCTGACCGCGCTCGTGCTGATCGGCAGGCGCGACGGCAAGTGGCGCGTGCAGCCGACATTCTGGTTGCCGTCCGAGGGGCTGGTCGAACGCGGTAACCTCGATCACGTCCCGTATGGTCTTTGGCGTGTGCGCGGCTATTTGCAGACGACACCGGGCAGGACGGTTTCATATGAATTTGTCGCCAATCATCTGCGCGGGTTGTTCAATCGCTACAACATCGCCAAGATCGGCTCTGACCGGTGGAACATGCGCCACTTTTAACCGTGGTTGCTCAAGGCTGGTCTCAACGAGCAATTCATCAAGGACCGCTTCGTCGAGTTTGGTCAGGGTGTGCAGAGCATGTCGCCGGCGCTGCGCGATCTCGAGCAAGTGATCTTGGACGGTCAGCTTGCGCACGGCGATCATCCGATTCTGAACATGAATGTAAATAATACAGTGATCGTGCTCGACGATGCCGGCAATCGCAAGCCGAGCAAGAAGCGTTCTACGGGGCGGATTGATGGCTTGGTGGCGCTGGCGATGGCGATCGGCGTGGCGCCGCTGCGCGCGCCGGCGATCGACGTAGCCGCTCTTATCGGATGATGGTGTGCATGGCCGACATGGAGCATCTCGACTGCACCGCGCGTGAGCGCCAGCTTCGTGAGCGCCCGTTGTGTAGGTTTTGTATGGAATGGGGTCGTGTTACTCGGGCCGCTGTCGTCGCGCGCGGCGATGACGGTCGCACGCTCGTGAGCCTGTGCGCCGAGTGTCATGCCGACCCGCTCGACCCGCGCCACCCGGCCTATGGTCGCGGGCGGTAAAGAAAAAGCCCCGGCGCGAGACCGGGGCTGAGTAGAATCGTTGTTGGCGCTTCCGACTCTAATCTTGGGGGCGCCTCAATGTCGACAATTCACGCATCCTGCGGCGTCCGACCTGCGCGCGCGATCGTTCTTCTGCGGCGGCTCTTGCTGCGTGACGAGCCGCGGCGCCGACCGGCGATCACGCTTCCGGGTCGGCCGGCGGCGGCGCCACCGCCGTCAAAACCGCGAACACCGAATCTGGGCTGGGTGCGGTTACCCGGCGGTCGCAAACCGGGTTGGGCGGATGGTGATGCGCCGCGCTGCCGCGAGCAAGAGCGACAAGTCGACGACGTTCTGCCCCCGTATACGCGCGACCAGCTCGCGGCGATGAATGATCGCTTCGTTCATCGCCTGGAGCGCGCATTCAAGAGCGGTCGCGAGCGCCGCGCTTCTGCCGCCTCACACATGGGAGGACACCGTATGGCACCGATCGCGTTGACCGACGACCAGCTCGCGACGCTTCGCCAATTCGCCACGCCGATTCCGCCGCGGCTGCGCGACGCATTTCTGCGAAGCGTGGCGCGGCGCCTTGCCACCGTCGAGGTCGGCGACGGTGCCGTGCACGCCGCCTGTGTGGCGGCGCAGCGAGAGGTGATCGACGGCGCGCGGGTGTGTGAATGAAAGATTTGCAACTGCCGCAGCGCTCAGCGCTCAGCGCTGAGGTGTCTAGCATGCTCGCGCTTACTGATGCCGGTCTTGCTCGTCTCGCCATCGCCGCCAGCAACCCAATCTGATCGTGCAGCGGGCTACCAAAATCCTCCCCCACACACTGCCTTGCGTCCGCACGAGCGCGTGCTCGTCCTGCTGCAGCTGCTGGGCGGCCAGCAGCGGGTCGAGCTTGCACGGGGCGCGATCGAGGCGATCAAGTAGAGCCAGCTTCTTGCACGCTTCTACGGCTTTGTCTTGCCCGGGCGTCATGAGTCGCGATCGGCACTTGATCTCACTCACAGCGATCCGACTTACGAAAGACAATCCAATGCGAGGGCAGCCGGAAACGAAAAGAGCCGCCGGGTGTCCCCGGCGGCTCCGTTCGCGGAGGCGCTCCGCTTTACTGAGCCTCACCATCGCCGTCGATGATGTCGTCCACCGCGGCGTTGAACTCGGCCAGATCCTTGGCCTGGCCGTCGGCCAGCTTGTCGCTGGCGCGGATGTGCTTATCCACGTCGCGCTCGAGTACGCGGTTGAGCTCCTTCTGGCGCTCACCGCGGCGGGCCAGCGACTGCAGGATGTCGGCCCCCTTGCCGGCGAAGAAGTCGACGATCTTCTCGACATCGACGTTGCGGCCCAACGCCTTGGCGTCGTGCAGCTTGATGACGACGGCGCGCAGGAGCTCCATCTGCTCCACCAGGCTCGCCGACGGGCACAGGAGGACGCCTTCGTAGATGCGCATCACCAGCGGCAGCTTGGCAGGGAAGACGTCGGTCACCAGCACCGCGAAGTCGGCGCCCTTATCCTGCTTGTCCTGGCGCAGTTTGCCCGTCCACGACCAGCCCCAGCTCATCTCGGTCTTCACCTCGGCGATGATGGTTCCCTTCTTCTTGCCGTCGTGGATGACCTCGAAGATGATGTCGGCACCCGGCTTGCCGGGCGCAACGCGGGTGATGTTGTCGCCCGCGAAGGCGGTCCTCAACATGTTGAACGCCTCGACCTCCCCCATCTTGCCGAGCGCCTGGGGCGTGCGCCCCTCGGTCATCCGCTTGGCCTCGTCGATCTTCTTGGTCAGCCTCGCGATCTCGGCGTCCTTGAGGCTGAGCGCTCCGCTATGCCGCGCCTCGATCGCCAGCCGCTCGCGCTCGACCCGATCGTTGACGGTGGCGTCCTGACTCTCCTTGAGGTCGAGGATCTGGTTGTTCAGCGCGGTGATCTGCGGCTGGGCGGCGGCGATGCCGTCGCTGCGGGCGGCCAGGCGGTCGGCTTCCCATTGCCGTTGGCGCGCCCGCTCGTCGGCTTCGAGCTTGGCGCGGATACGCACCGCCTCGGCGCCGTTGGGGAGCAGTTGGCCGCACAGCGGGCAGTTCTCAAGTTCGGAAGGAACGGACCCGTGTCCGTTGTGGGGATGGATATCGTAATCCATATTGATCTCCTTTGCTTGCACCGGTGGCTTGGATGTGGCAAAGGAGGCTGCGTACGAGCTCATTGCCACTCCGGTGTGCCGGTGAGTTTCTAGGCCGGACCCCAGGTGGCACCCTGCGGTCCGGCCTTCTTCATAACTTGGCCTGGAGCCGTCGCGCCGGTTGGTAGCGGTCGATTTCAGGAATTTATTTACCGGTCTTCCTGCACCAATCCCGCACGGTGTCCGTTGTGACATCGTCTACATTGAACGCCACGCAAACCAACGCGGCCACTACGTCACGGCGGGGACGGCCGCAGAGCTCCTGCATTTTGTCGGACATGATCTGAGCGAAAAACCGCTGCCGCGCTCGCAGACCCCAGCGGGCGACGGGCGGAAACCTCTTAACATCCGATCGATGTTCGTCGTCTATCGATATGAGCCAGTCTGCCAGGGCCTGAAGAACACTGATCGTCGCGCCCATGGTATGCATCGCGGCTTCGTCGCTTGTCGGAGCAAGCACATTTCGCAAGCGGGTGACCACATATCGCAAATCAGTGGCCCAGGTAGCGCAGGTCAACAAGTTGTATCCCCTCAGTGGGTGCGGGTGATTTATCCATAACTTGTCTTGGTGCTGTTGGTATTTTCGCCAGGCTTCGCGCCGTTTTGACTGCGGGCGTGGCCGCCGCAGCGGAAACATTTCCAGTGCCTCGATGGCCGATGGAATGATTTCCGCGACGCCTTTCACGTTGCGCAGTTTTTCCCACACGTCGCGGCGCATTTTTTTGCCGTCGGTCGCGAGCCGTTTCAGCGCCTCGCGGACGTCTTTATCGAGGAACGGGTTTTTCCACATCTTCTCGATTGCCGGCTGCGCCTCCGCGGGAACCCAAGGTGGAATCGACAACGGATACGGTGGCGGACACTCGGCTTCGTGAAACTCAAAGTTCGCATCGTGGAAGCCGACGACGACGCCATTGCGTTTGGTTGTGGCCGCCTTCAGGGCTTTCATGGCAAGACCTTCCTGTCGCGCGGACTTCGCCACTTGCTGCTGCGCGAGTTCTTGCTTCAGCGCGGTGACCTCCTGCCTTAACCCGGTGATCTCTTGCCGTAATCCGGTACTGTCCTGAGCCTGCGCCTGCAGGGCTTTCAAGCCGGTCGCCGCTGGCTTCGTAACGTCACTTTTTGCCCGGTGCCGCCGCTGGCGCTCAGCTGGCGTCATCGCCCGGGCGCCAATCGGCGGACGGCCCATCAACGCAGCTCCTGAGTTTCGTGACAGAAACTCGTGTCACGAAATAAATGGGAGGTCAATCAGAACCCTCGATCATGACAGATCCAGAACCTGCGCGGTGCGCTGAGCCGCAGCGGCGGCCGCCGCCAGTCGCGCACGTGATGATGGTACGCTCGTCGCTCATCGCCGTTTCCCGCCCCAATCCTCCTCCGCCTCGCGCTTCACCGCAGGCGCTTCTGGGTTCTTGAACTTCAGCCAATCCTTCGATGGGCCGGAGCGGTAGCGCGATCCGAGCCGCTTCGACACGATGCCTTCGAGGCCCATCTTGCAGGCGTGGCGGAATACGCTCTCGCCATCGTGGGCGAGATGCTCGTTCAGACGAAGCCCCGGAAGGCTCCCACGCAGCAGGCTCGCAAGCGTCGCCTTGCGCGTCTCCAGCGGCTCGCGCCGCAGGTCTTGGCCATCCAGCTCAAGGAGGTCGAAGGCGTAGAGGAAGACATGCTTGCCCGTCGGCTTGCGCCGCAGCCGTTGGAACACCGCGAGCCCGTTCTCATCGCAGGCCACGGCCTCGCCGTCGATTAAGCAAGAGCGCGCCTTGAGCCGGTCAACGGCCTCG